TTAAAATCTATGCTTAAAAGCTCTTCTGAAACCAGCATCCTCTGCTTCTTTAACTGTAAAAGCATAAAATTCTCCTGATCGATTTCCAATAACTGTTCTGTCGTACTGTTGATCCATGGGTAAATGGTAAATTTTTTTCTGTCGAGATTTATCATTATTTATGTTACACTTAATTCTTGGGAATTCACCGAGCGGTTCATTTTCCACAATTTCAATATTTAATGCATGTGCCATTTCCTTTGCTTTAGTGGATAAACTGGCTGAGGTGAAAAATACGGGTCTAAGTTTATCTTCTTTTAAAAAACCAGAAAATTCATCAAAATTTTTTGAGTTTTTATGAATCTTAAAATTTTTAATCCAATATTCCATTGTTGTACCAAACAGTTGAAATATATGTTTTTCATGAATTTCCTTATACTGAGCCCAACACTTACACTGAATAATACAAACTTCATCCTTTTTTCTTGCAATAATATCACGACCCAAATCTTCAAAACCATCAATGATTCCTTTGTACTCTATCGAATATCCTTTTTGGTCATATAAATAACCAACATACATTTCATAATCTCTACCTATTGCCCATTTCGATTTGTGACGATTTCTCAAATACCTATCTAAAGCCATTTGATTTCTTTCAACAGAAGGTAGACTTTGATATTCTTCTTGCGTAAGATAGTTTTTAACCCTATCTTCTGATTTGCCATTCCCAATATTGCCTTCAACCCGAACAGGTATCTCTTCCCCCTCATCCTCGGCTATTAAATCTAAAAGCCACGGAAACAATTTTACAAAATAATTTATCTTATATTTAATTATTTTATTCTCTCTGACTAATTCTTTCTTTTCTTCCTTTATAATTTTTACATTTTCAGCTGCCTTGTATGCTGGACTTTTTTTATATCTTAGATACTTCTCTATTTCACCATCTTTCAGAGCAAAATAATCTGCATATGCTTCTGCGAGCCATGGAAAACCCATAGATTTTTGATTTGCAATCTTTTTAATTTCCTGTTTATCATTTTCTACTTTTTCATTCCACTTTTTTATTTTTAGCTCTAGTTCTTCTCTATCTTTTTTGAGCTTGAGTTCATGCTCTTTTATCGAATTTTCCAGATTATCTAATTTCGGCTTTAATTCTAAATACTTTTTAGAATCTGAAGCAATTTCCATAATCCAAGAAATTATTCCCCAGATAATAGCTGCACCTATAATTATGAATATCCATAAATAATCTTTCATAATGGCTTTATCAATATCTTTTTAATGCTAACGGAAGATAGATTGCGAACGTCCAACGACCGAAGGGAGCGAATTTGATGTGTTTGTTATGCAATTTCATGAATCTGGATATTCCAATAAATACTTGATATAAGAAACGCTAGCAGTTGGGGTTACAAGAGGTTGCTTTGATTTATATTGATATAAAAATATATACTTTTCGGTGGTTGATATAATAGTGAGTGGCTCTGACTCACTACCAATTGTTGTTTTGTCTCTCAGATGCAGTGTAACTGGGTTTTTGCCCTCTACAATTTCATCCGTTTCTTTTCTTACTTCATAAAATGGTATATAGGCTAGAGCTACGCCAAATGGATACAAAAGACAAACCACCAGCACCATTACTCCTATCGGTCTACCTCTAATGAAAATATGCCCCTTGAAAGATAAGTAAATTATTGCTATCCCCATGACCGGAAAAACTGCCAAAACAGTTGGATCTTTAAGACCGGCGACAAGGAAATCATTCACCTCCGCAAATGTTGCCACATTTATTCCAAATCGTTTAAGTAGAAGGTATTCCCTGAAAAACCCAATACAGGAACAAAGAAATACAGAAGAAGAAACTGCTAGGGCGCCAAGCTGGAACGGATGTTCTCGCGCGAATTTTTGTAGCCAGTTTTGTTGATTATTATTACCCATGTTTTCCCTCCATGTGTATTACTGCATAACGCCTCGCATCACCGGCAGCAAAAAGCATAGAGAGGAACGAGCGGCGCTTTTTGCTGTCCGAATGCATGCAATTGTTAGGAATTTCATCAAGGTTAACCAGTTATCAAGCCTGTTAACGCCGCAATAATGCGGTCATTTAGTAAACCGCATATTGCTCCTATCATTAACACACTTCTCCAGCTAATTCCTTGATTTAGTTTTTTGCCGAGTTCTGTGTGCTCATAGATATTAAAGAATATCAACGCAGAAACCAATGCGGCTACAAACTTATGCGCTGAGGTGCTAAACATGCTACTCCAATAAGCCACGTATTCAACGCCATTCGGGACAGGATTAACTGATTCCTTTAAAATAACTCCTAGAAAGGCGCCGAGTAGCGCCACGAGTGTTAAAGCGACTGGGTTTGGTGATACAGTTATATTTACTGAAACTGAATCGTTCTTAGGTTCTAGAGCTTCAGGTTCTTTGGTTGAGCAATCAAAGCTCAAATTGTAGGACTTGGAGTTAAATGCACCTCTTTCACATTTAAATACATAAGTGCGGTCAAAAGATTCTGAGGGGCCGATAGTTGACAACAGGGTGTCACTACCGATTACTATATTCTTCTTCTCTAACTCCCGCAGCCTATCCAGCTTCATCCTTATAAAATTAGACAAGAATTTCTCATCCTCAGTATCTTCGCCTAAAAATTTATTAATAGCAGATTCCGCCTCTGTGCTATTGTGTATTGTCAATGAAAAGCTTGCATATTTCTCTAGACGCTTTTTCTGCATTTCCTCTAGCTGTCCCGTGATCATTCTGTAATATACGTTAGCAACGTTTTTCAATTTAAATGTTTCTTGCAAATCTTCTTTGACAATTTTAAATACTTTTTGCCTGTACTCTCTAGACTTTGAAAAATTGTGTTCATCAAGCAGTAGTGCAATTTCAGAACATATCTTTTGATGTTCACGTTGATATTCTGCTACAGAGGTATCATGAATTTCCTGGATATCAACCCCATCGGGTATTCGTGGATTAATACTTATAATTTCAATTGGGCTGCTTGCACGATTTTCAATTTGCAATTCACAAGAAAATTCGTTACCTCTACTGTCACCGCTAGAGATATTTGAAGCTATTGCAATATTGGCCATGAAGTCCTTTTTGTATTTGTATTCCTAACTATTAATGAACGTCACTCTGACGTGATACATTACGTCGTAGTGACGTATAATACTCCAAATTATTTGATCAAATTCACAGTTTTATACCCAGATTAATATTTAGCTATTCGTTATAAATAGCTGATTTTTAACAATTTGAATGGTTTTTAGCTTTCTGTTATACGTCGGAGTGACGTAATATATTGCGTCATGCTGACGTATAACTCTCTTTATACTTCATTTAATTAAACTAACACTCGTCGCATACCCCGAAGCACTTAAAGAATGCTTTGCCTGCTTCACCACCCACCGGCCATCAACACCAGTCCTTATTCCCTGAATAACCACCGGTCGCTCAGCGATTAACTCAGGATTACCCACTGTGGTTATACTTAAACTGGCTTCTGTATCATTTAATCCACTTAACTTGGCTTTAGCACTGGCTTTAGCTGCTTCCCTGGTTGGATATACCATTTTAATAGTATAGATTGGTTCGCCATTACCCACCTTTACATGCTCTGTCTTACCACCTTCAGCACTGTGATACTTAGCCATCACACTTTTATAATATTGTCTGTCAGGGGATTTTAAATTCCATTTATTAATTTTTGAAATTGTTATTGCAGACAATTGTTTACCGGTTGCTGTTTTGGTTTTCCCTCGTTCGACAAACACTAAATGTTCCATCATTGGTTTAACAATTGCCCCATGATCTAACGCAATTCGACTTAAAAAATTAATATCAGATTCTTCTGTCTGGTCTATATGATCAATGACAATAGAAGTAAATACTTCTGCAATTTTAGGCTTCAAACCATTGTCATTAGCCACTGTAGTCACAATATCTACTAACTTTTTTTTATGCCATGAACGTGATTTAGGACTACGGAGCTGATCCCGAAGGTTAGCCCCTTTGGCCTGAATGGTCATTTGGTTGGGAGGCCCAGAGAGTGACACCTCATCAATAATAAAATCACCCATATGAATATTCTGGATGGCGACTGATAGCTTGGTGCCTTTGGTGGGTATGGGTAAGTTACCTCCAGGGTCAGAAAGCTTAAGAGTAACACTATCAGACTTTATGCCCGCTTCGTCGGTGAGTTCGAGGCTAATAAGGTGACGACTGAAGTCTATTAACTGAGAATTAATTTTGATTTGATAATTAATCACTGTTGGTAGCAGTATTATTATATTGATAAAGGAATGTTTTAAAAAATGCGGTGAATGAAATAGAAAATATTTAAAAAAGGATTTTTTTAGAGGAATAAAATTGAAGTGAGTTTAAATCGGTTGGTAGCGGGGGCTGGATTCGAACCAACGAGCTACCAACAGTTACACCTTAATTACTTTGTTCTATTGACTCTATACGTCTTTCTAGTTGCTTAATTTTTTCATTAGCTTCTTTCAGTGCTTGTAATGTAAGAGTGCTCAACCCTATATAATCTACTCTTTTTAAGCCACTACTAGTTGTTTCAACTAAATCAGGATAGATTTCTTCCAGTTCCTGGGCCATAACTCCATACTTGGGTCCATTAAGTTGATAGTGGTAAGTATTTATGCTGGTAACTGCCATGATTTCATTACTGAGGGGATTGATATGGCTTTTTAAAGCAAGGTCACTCCATCTTAGACCATTGTTTGTTAAATCATTTAAAGTTATTTCACAACTTTGATTGCGAATTTCATAAAGCTCTCCATCCTTAAATACTTTACACTTATTATCAGCAGTATCCTCTAATGTTATTGCAAAACTCAGCGTTGCTGATAGGGATCCGGCTAATAAAATTGGTATCAAACTTAACTTCATTATAGGCTCTTAAATTAGTCTATTGGGAGTTGATCTTGGTAAAGCTTAAATAGGTTGAGTTATAACTAAATCTGGTGCTTGGACCAGTTGCAAGCAAGAGGGGCATCTGGAGTGACTCGCTGTAGGTCAACATAGCTAAAGATGTAGTTAGCTAGGACTTCTACACTCTACCCTGCGTCACATGCTATGAGTATTAATTCATTAAGTCAATATATTACAGGAACAGTGATTCATTTATATGAGATATTCTGCTAACTTCAGGTAATGTCACTTCAATACCCGCTGATAAAACTGGTCCTTGCTCCACCAACCTCGGATTAGCATCTAACACCTGCAGTACAAAGCTTTCATCACCATAATACTGCTTACAAATCCAATCCAGGGTATCACCGTCTTTGGTTCGGTAGACTGTCGCCATAGTAGGTTATGCTCACACTGAATTCAATTTTACGGCACTTGCCTTCTTTATCTGGGTAAGAACCGTTTTCGTTTACTTGGGTAATACACCAGTAACCGAGTATTTCTCCAGTACCCGCTACCAGGATAAAAGGCGCACCCGTACCAGCCAGCTCTACCATATGAAGCAGGCTATCACGGCTGCCATATTGGCCAGGGTACATAACGCCACTTAAAGTCATGGTTCGGACGGTTTCTCCGGTATACTGCTGCTGGGGATAACCACCAATAATAGGCTGACTAGCCCATTTAAATTGCCATTGTTGGCGCAACTGTTGGTAACTGGCTGTTTTGATCGAGAAGATGAAATCACCCAGCTTAAGCAGTGTATAGCTCATAGGGTCGCCATATCCATATCATATAAAGCACTGCGTTGTCGGGCTTCGGCTTCCTGTTCACGCTCTTCTAGCTTGGCATTAACCTGCTGGGCAATTTCTTCAGCGGATAGGCCTGTTGCCCCCTGAATTGTGATCGGTGCATTGATGTGGGTGGTAGCATTCATGTTTTTTTGTTGGTTGATTTGCTGCAGCCGCCTTTCGATTTGCTTGGCATTGATGCCTTGTGTCGCTTGTATCTCGGCTCGGCGTTGTTGCATCCGTTGATTGACTTTGCCTGCAACAGTTTGCTTGTCTTCCTCATCATCACCCGTAAACCAGCGCTTAATGCCTTTAAGCTTTTCAATGGCGTTATTAATCCATTTAAATTTACTGCGTAGCCAATCAATCGCCGGTTGCCAGATTTTCATCATTAATCCTAAAGGCGAATAACTTAAAAAGCTTTTGGCAATACCCGTTACACCACCATCAAATGCCTCGTTAATTTTATCCCAAAGGTTACTAAAAAAATCACTGATACCATCCCAGTTGGAAATGATATAACCAAGCGGCGTGAAGTTGAGAAAGTATTTTTTAATTATTTCAAATGCTTCACTACAAGCATTAGAAATCGAATCAAAGGTATCCCCTAAAAAAGTAGAAGCCGTACTCCAATTGGTATAAATCAACGTCGCGCCAACAGCAATGAGTTTAATAATTAAGCCAATCGGATTGGCCATCATCGCTAAGCCCACCGCTTTAATGGCTGGAATTAATGCCATTATGGCCGTACCGGCGGCTAATACCGCTCCCACTAATTTCACCCCAACCAAAGCTGCAACGACAGCGGCTATATTTTTCCAACCAATGGTAGTCTCGATAAAATGATTTATTTTGCCAGCGACAGTAATAACCATTGAACCCAGGTTCCACATAAAGCGACCCACATTCACTAAGGAATCCGCCATGTGGATTAGTAGTTGATTAAAGCGAGCACCGTATTTTTCATGAAAGGCTTTAAACTTAATCATCATACGGGTAACCAAGGGCATAAACTTAGCGCCAAAGGATTTACTGACACTGCCAATGATTTGTTTAAAGTCTAAAAACGCATCCTGAAAATCCTCGGCATTTTTAGCATCTTCTTTAGAAATTATATTACCGGTGGCTCTGGCATCTTTTCTTAATGCTTCTAAGCCTGCTTTTCCGCCATTCAACATATTCACCAGCCCAACACCTTCGGTATCGAATAACTTCATGGCTAGGCGTACACGATCCGCTTTATTGGGGATATGCTTCATTGCTTCTGAGATTTGCTCAAACTGCTCTTCAGGTTTCAGCGAGTTTAGCCACTTAGCATCCAGCCCTAGTTCTTTGAGTGCTTTACCGGTTTTACCAATCCCAGCAGCGGCTTCCGACACCCGTCGTACCATCCGTTGTGAGGCGGTATTAAACTGTGCTGTTGATACCCCAGAACGCTCAGCGGCATATTGATACTCTTGAAGTCCTTCAACAGTAAATCCCAATTTGGCGGCATGTTTGGCAATTGGGTCACCTCGATCCGCCGTGGATTTTACCATGGCTAACAGTCCACCCGCTGCCCCGGCTAAGCCTCCAGCAGCCCATTTACCGGCAGTTTTTAACTGGCCAAGCCGTCGCATCCCTGATTGCTGAAGTCCTTGAAAACGAGCAGTACGCTGCAACTGTCGCTGGGTGCGGGCCAGGTTATTTAAATTCACCCCATAGCGTTGTGCAGAGCGAGAAGCACGCGATAAGGATTGCTCAGTACGCCGAATCGCATTGGCTAACTGTTGATTACTTCCCCCGGCTTGTTGCTGTTGCCGACGTAATTGAGCCAAGCGTTGGCGATACCGATCTACCTGTCGTACAGCGGCCAGCTTTTTATTGGTTTCCCGGTAGGCTTTACCTAATTTACTGGTAGCAGATTCGGTTTTTTTAAAGCTTTTCGCCAGCGACTTATCAATATAAGCGCCGATAGCAATGTTGAGTTTATTCGCCATATACTCTTCGTGAATAATTTTTAGGGTTTGTTATCTGCATTCTTCAGCTCAGTCACTTATTTTTTATAAGCGCCTTCGCTTCATCATTTGATGCCGCCCCTAAAAACGATTCCCTTTGATTATCATGGTTATTGTTTAGGAAGGGATTGATACCAATCAAGCAGGTCGTCGAGGTCCATGTCTAACAGCTCTGACAATGGGGTGCCTCTCAAGTAATAAGACAGGTTTAGGCAGATTTGCTGGACCGATCGCCAGTCGAGTCTAAAAAACCAGCCACCACCTCATTCAAGCGTTGAAAGTCTGCAGCGTCCAGCTCTTCTATGGTGTTAATATCCAAGCCGGATAAATCCGCAATCATATGAATGCTTTGACTAATTTCACCGCCACCGCGTTTTTCAATGTTTTTCATGTCTTTGGTTTTAGGGCGGCGTAAAGTAACTTCGTTAATGACTTCGCCATTGATTTCGATCGGGTAATGTAAAGTAATATTTTCGCTCATGGTGTACCTATTGTGTTGTGTGTTTGTTTGCTTGTTAGCTGGTTGAGATAGCTGTTTTTTTTATAAGCCTAATAATTCACGAATATTCTGCATGTGGTCAGTACCTTCCACGTTACGCACATGGTTAACCACATCAATCTCATAAATCAGCTGGTTGTTAATGGTGAGTTTGTAGTAATCCAGTTTGAGGGTGGCGGTTAAGCTGGATAATTCCGCTTGTTTCCACTCCCCAAAATCCAGTTCACTGACTAAACCCCGGCAAACCGCATCAATCCCTTGTTCACCCTGGCCAGGATTGCGCAGGACGCCTTTTATATTAAATGGCACCTGTTTGCCTTTTTGGAAACCAAAATGCTTAAGGACGTCGGTATTACAGTCGTCGATGGTAAAACTCAGCTCCATGGCTTCCATCCCCAAATCCAAATGGGTTACCCCATCCATACCACCGCCTCTAAACTCTTCAGTTTTAAGGGTAAGCTTGGGCAAGGTAATGGATTGAACCCGTCCCGCTTGGCTGGCCCCATCAATAAATAACGTGGCATAAGCGACGTGATTAGCGTGCATTAAACACCTCCTTAAAATAATCGTCGGTTAAGGTGGCATTAAAGGTGATGTGTTCCGCTGGTGCCGGTGGGGTAAAATCAAAATTAAAATACACCTTACCATCCGCTAAGGCGTCAGGGGTATTTAATTCGGGATCAGCCCAGCAAGTGCCACCTAAAATGGCCCCGATATTTTTTAACCGACGTAGATAATTATTTACCCCTTCAGTGACATCAGCGATGTAGTTTTTCGTGATATTACGATCCACCGCCCACAGGTGTGCCCGTTGCAGTGAGTCATAAATAATTTCGGCGGTACGCACCACACTGACAAACGCCCATTTCGGATCACCACTACAGGTCCGGTTACCCCAGAGACGGTAGCCGTCTTCTTGAATAATGGTGGTGACTTCTTCGCTATTTAAATAATTCGCCCGGCAGTTTTTATCCCCCAATTTAAAATCAATCGGTCGGGCCGTACCTAAAATGCCATTAATTAATTTATTCGAAGGCGAATGCCAGAAACCCTGGTCATTATCGATTTTGGCCATTAATCCCGCCACGCGGGCGGAAGCCGGTTCAATCACGATCTTGCTTTGCTCAGTACTCCACACTTTTACCCACGGATCAATCAAATAGGCATAACGGGCACCAAACTTTTTACGGTAGTTAATCGCGTCTTCACCCGTTTTATTGGGGCCATCAATAATAGCAATTCCACCTAACCGCTCAGCTGTGGATACCATCGCTTTACCAGCGGCTTCCTGGTGCGAATAACCAGGGGCAATGATTAAGCGTGGTTCGACATGTACCGTGCTTTTAGCATCGAGCAATGCATATATACCGGTATTGGGCTCCCCCTGCTGGCCAATAATGGCGTTTAACTGTTTGGCTTCATCGGCATCATGTTTCACTCGAATGAGCACGACCATCGCCCCAATCTGATCAAAAATACCTTGCAAGGCTGTAGGTAACGTCCCTTGCTTACCCAGTGCTTTCGCTTTTTTTAAGCTGCCCGCTAATAAAATCGGTGTGTCATAAGGGAAAACGTCGTCTTTAGCCTCGGGGGCTGTGCCGACTAAACCAATCACACTGCTTTTAACGGTTCGTATTGGGCGTGGGCCGCTGTCAATTTCAACGACCTCGACGCCATGGAGAAATTCTTCAGGCATGGGGTTTCCTTTTTGGGGCGAATAAATAGAGTGGGATTAAAAATGAGGGAAATGAGATGACTAATTATGATCGTTCGATTGCGCGTCGATTTTCTCGATCCATGTTAGGGACGGGGTCCGTATCAAAAGGGTTTTCGCCATGCATGGAAGGATAATAACCCCAAAGTGGCTTATCTCGATCCAGTGGCACATAGCCTGTCACTACAGCAGGCCAGAAAAATAACACTTCACCTGCCGGAGAATACACATAAGGGTGGGCATGAAAATATAAGCCAGGCTGGCTTTCATAGTTTGCACCGCATACCCCCCACTCATGGTTAACCCCATTAAGCCAGGTACTTCGGATATCACCCGAGATTAATTTTGCATAACTACCAGCAGTGACAGGAACAGAACGGTTCGCGGGAATAATGGGCCAAATACAGTTGCTGTTATGTTTCTCTTGATCATAGCCACTCCACACCATTCGTAAAATACGAATCTTCGGCTGAAAAAACGTATGGCCTTTTAACCCCATACACGTCAGTATTTCTTTTTCCTCGTTATCGCGTTGTTCCCAATCAATGCCTGTTTTAATTTCTCGATATAATGACACGTCAATGGAAAATGCTTTACTTTTATCAAACCCATCTAACATTTTATCGACTAAATTACCAAACTGATTTTTAGATTGTCGGTAAAAGGGTCTTTCTTTACGCGCCTCCAACATAAAAGTATTAAATCTCGCTTCAGCGGCTTTCAGTTGCTGATTAATATCATGGATTTTATTTTGCACGACTTCTGTCAGTTGATTGCTGGCTTGAACCGCATCGGCTAAGCGTTGTTCGATTGTCATTATTTCCTCACTGTTTTTTCGTGTTGATTCAATGCAAATAATAATTCCAGGTGACGGCGCATTTGATCCATTTGCGCCTGACTCAACATGGCAAACTGTTCTAAAAATAAGGCAATAGCAATATCTGCCCCTTGGTCATTGACAGTAATGGCATCGACAGGCATGCCACTTAACATAAAATCGGTAGAAAAAAAACAAGGCGCGCTGGCGGTTTTATATTGCAAGGCTTTCTCTAACGATGACCAAACGGCTAATAAAGTGCCATCCTCTAAAAATATGCCAAACTCTCTAATCCAAAACTCTGAGTCGCCATCAGCGATGGCACTTAAAATAATATGGTTTTTTCCCGCCCGCTCGCTTTTTGAAATAGGGAGTCTCAGTTGTTCACTTTTTAATTGCGTTTGTTTGGCATCAGGTAGGTAACTCCCATCACCCAATGCAATTTCGGCAATGGTGGCTTGTAAGCCGTCATTGTTGGCATTGAATATGGCCTGCAAGCCGACATCAGTAATCATAGGATTAATTTGCATGGTTTTTCCTATACACGAATAATGGTCAATGGCCGTACAACCGCCGTCGCACAAATGCCCAGCGTGTTTTGCTGTTCAACACGACCCACACTGGTGACTCTGATGCTGTTGATATTCCGAGTCACACAACCAGCGGCGATACCAGTATTAAACTTAGCCCCCAGCTGAAAACTAAAATGACTGCGTACATTCTTAGTGCGTTGAATCGTGGTTTGGATTTGCTCAATTAATTTTTTATTTAAAATATCGCCATCGGTATTTAAATTATCATTAGCATAAGCGGTGACTTGGAAAGTAAAGGGCTCACCATGGTATTCAAACCATTCTTTAATTTCAGTTTGCACATTTAAGGCATCTAATGCTTTTTTGAGTGCTCCTCTTGTGCCTTTAATGCGATGCACCACCACACTATTGGCAATAGTTTGTCGTTTTACATACTCAGGCCAGTCTGGATTCCAGACATCCACCGATAACGCCCAGGCCAACCAGGGTAAACAATTGGCCGGGCACGTATCAGGATGCCAGACGTGATTAGGGTAAGCCGGTATGTCACTCATACGACGAGTGCTATCAGCTAACCCTTCCTCTAATAGGCTGGCGTTATTGGGTAATAAACTCATTAGAATAAGTAGAATAAAATGAATTGTTTACGCGAGGTGAATAGCAATCGATGTGGCTTTAGGGGCTTGAAAAACTTTGGCTTGAATATCGGCTATGGGTGACAGCAATTCTACGCGGGTAACGCCTCCCATATGGAGCGCATCATAAATACCCGAAAGTGCCACGGTTTTACCGAGTTTATAGCACTGCTCAACATATCCATTTAAGGCAGCCGTTGCCGTATCCATAATGGTTTTAGAAGACGGCCCTTGTTGTACATGTAGCTTGGCATTAATGGCATAGTCGATAGTTTCCGCCGCTTGCACGTTAATATGATCGGTTAATGGCCTGACATCTTCGTCATTTAATGCGGTTAACAACGCCTGTTTTATTTCATCGTCCGGTGCCATATCGGCTTCATCGGCTAAGGATCGCCGTAAAAAAGTAACGATGACTTCGCCTGGCTGATCAGAATACACCGACACATCGGCAATTTGATCATGGGCATTATGCGAGTGAGCTAAATAAGCACCAACCGGACCAGCGGTTGAATAGCCTTCGGGGCCTAATTGAATACGACGACGAAAGTCTTCATCTGATTCCATCACAGCAGGTGTGGGTGGCACTTGATTATCATCAGCCGGTTTAATGACTTTACGCTTAACGCCGTAATTCGCACCCAAATGATCTAAATCCGAACCTTGCGCATAAGCTAACATGACGGCTTTAGTCCGCTCATTAAATTGCTGGCACTTCAACATTTCACGATAAGCGCAAACTTCTAGAATCTTCATGGCCGGGTCAGATTCGACCAAGGCGGTAAAGCTGCTATCGCGCTTTTGTAAATCGGCCAGCATGGAAGCGAGGATTTCCTCGTAATCAATCGGCTCGATCACATCCGGTGCAGGTAATTGTGATAAATCAATGGCGGTAAATTCGCTCATACAATGATGCCATCCAAGGTAATGGGTTTGCCTTCGGGTAAATAAATCCCTTCTAACGCAATCAATAACTCGCCAGGTTCACCACGAAACGCTTGCACCTTGGTAACCTTTAAACGGGGTTCCCAACGGATTAAGGCTTCAGCAGTCGCTGCATAGATTTCCACTAACCACTGACCATTCATGGGGCGATCCACTAATTCAGGTAAACGACTGCCATAATCACGCCGCATTAGTCTTGTTCCAATACGGGTGGTCAGAATGTCAGTGATGGATTGGCGGAGATGATCGAGGTTAGAAAGGGATTTACCGGTTTGTCGGTGAGTGCCTTTCATGTGGTATGAGGTTTTCTATTTTAATTAAATTTAAAGTGATTAGTTATAATAACTGAACAAACCATAGGGTTTATTCATTCTCTTGTTTAACTTTTTCTAAGTTATTTTCATAGAAGTCCGTTAGCAGACCCAAGCTAATACCGATAAACCAACCAGCAATTATCATCAAAAAAAAGTGACTCAAAATACCAGTTCCACTTAAGCCAACACTTGAACCAAAAAAGGTAGATAGAAGTGCTATACTTGCGCCAATACCTCCATCTATTAAGGTTCGAGTACTCATTAATTCGAGCGCTTGATTAAAAAGGCTTAGTTTATTTTTTTTCACGATATGCCTTCCTTACAACTTAATTACAGTACTATCAGGTATAGCTAATATCTACATTAGTGTCGATTATTAAATATGGAAAAAAGTTACTGATTGTTACCCGTCGGCACAGCTGTGCTGTGGCCGACAACATCATGTTTGTGTCCGTTATAAATATCCCGATCTCCCTGCATACTTCGCGTGTGGTCGGTTATTTCTTGGGTCGCTTTAATATTTCCCTCAACCAATAAATCACCTACAAAATGAATACCTTCGGGACTAATTAATTTGGTATTACCTGCACCAGTTAACTCAATAATTAATTCATCACTGCCTCGGTGGTAGCTAAAACGGGCATGATTTTTAAACTGCCACACGGACTCATCAGGATCATGGCTAGGGGATGGGTGTTTGTTTTGATAGACAGCCGGTAACACAAAACCATTGGCTAATTCGCCACTGGGGGATAACACAATGACTTGCTCCCCCACTTCTGGTGCCCACCAGCTTTGGTCATGGCCTGCTCTGGTGGTTAACCAAGGTAACCAACCAGAGGTTAGTTGATCGATTTGCACCCTGACGCGGGTCCGTTGGTGATCGACTTGGTAAATGGTGCCAGGGCGAATTAAGTTAACTAAAAGCCGGTAAAGCTCATTAACGCGAAACAACTCGGTAGTCATCTTTGTGTGGTATTCCAATCTCAGGGGCATCACTGCATAAAACGGTTGTAGGTGGGGTACCTTCATCTAGCCAAATAGAATCGCCAATGTACAAGCGCTGTTGCCAATTCACTTGCCAGCGCTCGTAGGGTGTCTCACCCAGTGACATAACTTCTTGATCAGCGGTAATGTTTTTCGGGAAGTCCAGCGCGTCGCCTAAGTCCCATTGATTTGCATTAATCAGTAATGATACTTGAGTCGCCAAATCCCCAGCGTAGCCAACTTGGTGGCAGCAATAGGCAGTTAAGTTACATTCTACTGCGCCCGGCCCACTCCAATCGTTAGCAGGCTTAATTTGTCGTAGCTTAAGGACAATGGCGGGTAATACCGGCTGAACTAGTTGGTAATCAGTCAGCGCGGTATTGGAAACCGTAGACAGCTGCTGCTGTACGTTATTTAAAAACTGTTTAATTGGGCTTTTATCTGGTGTACTTTGCCGATCTGCCACTAAGGCTAAATCACCCCAGCATTCAAACTCCATAATCACCGAGTGCAGCATTTTTTCGGGTTCAAAGCCATCCGCACTGGATATCAGTTGCAGCCCCAAGCTTGCAAACTCAGTTATACACTGCTTTTGTAGCAAATGTGCTTGGCCATAATTTTGGCTCCAAACAACCACCTGAAATACGCTGTTTTGTCCACTGATCTCAGTGGTATTAATACGGCCACTGCCTTGAGCTGCATTCACCCGATGGTAAGTGATGGCTGGGTATTTGGCTTTTTCAGGTAGTATGGTTGGGTAAGCTCGATCATCCACTAATGCGGACAAGGCTTGTTGGATTTTAATTTCAATCATTTAGCAATTCATCAAGCCTTTTTTCAATCAGCTCGATAACCTCCTGCTTAGCGTTGGAAAAATTGGATTGATCAACAGCGGGTTGAATAAAGGGCTTTTTAGCTTTTTGCCGGTTGTTGCCATATTCCATGGCTAACGCTTTTTGTACGACGGATGGCTGATGCTTTTTTTGCGAAATGCCCGAATAAACCACCGCAAATTGGTCTTTAGCAAAGGATTTATGATTAATCGCTTTTTTTAGTTCACCCGTATCAACCGGTGCATTCTGCTTCATCTGCTTTTTAACCGGCTTAATAATTTCTAACAAGCCTTGCCGTACCGCCCGATTAATTAGCTTTTCTTCTACATCACGAAACTGCTCGGTTAACTCTTCCACATCGGTTAAATTCAGATTAAGTTCCATGTTCTTCACACATCAGCTGTAATTCGCGATTGGCTTCTTTGGGGTTGAGTACTGCGTGAATGTCAAAAAGCCGATCTTTATACTTCACCCGACACTGCGGCTTAATGCCTGGCCGATAACGCATCGTTATTTTGTAATTAATGGCGTTATTAATTTGCTGGGCAGCAAAAAACTCTTTACCTGATATGGGATCAATGGCGGCTCTTGTTGTACATACCACGACCCAAGTTTTAGTGGGCTGGCCAAATTCATCTTTAGTTAACTCAGGTTTTTCAATGGTAATACGATGTTTTAAACGTCCAGCTCTCATAGGGATTTAAAACGGTATTTATTCCAAATCGTTTGGGTAGATAACGGTAATTCACTGACAACCCCGCCAATCACTACAGACTCCCGGTTGTTATACCAGTGGCCAATGAGCATGAGTAAACCAATTTCAATTTCACGGGTGATCACCACGGCGGTATCAGTGAGGTTTTCTTGCACTAGCAAGCGTTGTGTCGTGCTTTCAAAATGAGCGATAGCCGCCTCGGTTAATACCTGTAAATAGGCATCATCTTCGGTTATTTCTTCATCAATATTCAGGTGTTTTTTAACTAGGTTGAGTTCAAGCATAGTGATTGCCTAATATTAACCGCGCAACAATAAATAAAGGGCCTTTCTGCACAAAATTTGCAAATTTAATGCACACCAATTGCTTCAATAACCAGTAGTATATTGAGATGGATAATTTAAACGTCTGGTGAGGCTCTTTGTACTGTGAGTAAAAACATCAAAATGAAGTTGTTAATTATTATTGCCGTTTTGGGCGGTATGGCTATTCTTTTTTGGCTGGCCGCGACAGGTATTATTTATGCGCTCCATGATTTTGATCCCAACGCATTACAAATTGATGCCTGTTTAGATGCGGGTGGCGCATGGGATTATGAGGGAAGTACATGCAAATACTAACCATATGCACTGGGCGATTAAAAAAGGCGGGAATCCCCGCCTCTAATTATCCCGCTTTAATTTGTAATACCTTAACAGCATTGCTATCCAACAACATATTCCCCACCCGCTTGGTGGTATAAAACGACACAAAGGGTTTATTGGTGTAGGGATCGCGCAATACCCGTGTACCAATCCGATCTAAGATCAAATACGCCCGCTTAAAATTACCAAAGGATATCGGCGCTTTTTTCGCAGCAATGTCATCGACTTGCTCATTTTCCGTCAGCGAATAACCCAGCAGTTTCGACGGCTCACCGGCTTGTAAACCAGGGCTCCATAAATAATTACCGTCATTATCCTTCATCAGCCGTACTTGCCCAACACTGGTGCTGTTCATCATCCAGCGAGCACCGGTGCGGTATTTACGTTTTAAAGCGTACAACAGCTTTAACAGGTCATCTGCTTCGAGCTTAGCGGTGGCGGTATCCAAATACTGCAATTTGCCAAACGCTCTTTTGTCGTCGGTTTCTAGGGTGCGAGGATAAGCAAACAATCCCTTTGGCTTGTCATTACCATCACCGCGAGTAAAAGCAATTTCTTCTTGTTCGCTAAATTCTTCGCCAACTTCCCCCACTAAAAACTGTTGTACATTAAAAAAGGCATCATCCAGCATGGTTTGCGTGGCTTCAGGATTGGCGTAAATCTCTCCCCAGGTGGGTGTAATCGTTTTGAGTTTAGGGGTATCCGTTTGTGGTCTTGGGTCGGTTTCCCCTACCCAGCCCGATGTCGCTCGGCCTTCTTTGCGTAGTTTTTTAAACTCAGGTGTCGATAAGGTTTGGCTGGCGCAAACCGAACGCATCACCACTTGATCACGGCCAAAATCGATAATTTGCCGGTCTAATTGTTCCGGTACCGCATAACCGCCATCCTCATCATTGCCGGTTTGCATGGTTTTGGTTTTTAAATCATCGATCTGGTCGGTTTTACCTTTTCTGACAAATTGATCAAAGGCTTTTTCATATTCGGCGTTTTGTTGTTTACCCCCAAACGTGCTGCCAGGTCGATTCGCTTTGGTTTCCAATTCTTCAAACTGACCTTTGAGCTTTTCCAGTTCTGAGAGTTTGTCATTGATTGACTTCAGTTTGCCTTCCACCAATCCATCCAACGCATCACCTTTTTCTAAGGTCGTTAAGCGTTCATCATTGGTTTTTTTAAATTCATTAAAGGCACCACCTAATGCCTCAATTGTCTTATTAATCTCTTCAGCGTAAGCCATGGATTTATCCTTTTAAGGTTTGAATAAGGGATTGCAATTGATTCACGGTACTTGATAACTCAACGTCTCGCTGATTCAAGGCGTGATAACCATCGGCCATTAAGCCTTTGGCTTGGGCTCGCGATAAACCGGCTTCGCGCAGGAATCGCTCAAAGGTTTTTGGGCCACCGTCAATGGCGGATTTAACGCCATCCACCGTGGCCGATTCATTAGCAGGAAACGTCACTAAGGACACTTCCCATAATTTCACTTGCTTTAGACGATAGGTGTCGGTGTCTTCATCCCATTCGCCACCACCTTTGGGAAGTGTAAAGCCAATCGATAACCCAGTGACGGAACCGGCTTTTAAATGGGCATAAGCCCGCTTTGCCAAGGGATCATCGTCAATTAATAATTTCCCCTCCACATACAGGCCGTGGTTATCTTCCACCATTTTGGTATAGACGCCGATAGGCTCGTCATAACGGTGCTGCCACAATAAAGCCGGTAATTTATTTTTCTGTTGCCACTGATTCAGTGATTGTAAAAAAGCGCCTTTTTCAACCACATCACCGTAACTGTCTTCGACTTCAAACACCGAGCCATAGCCTGCAAATACCCCTGACTCGTCCACCGATTTAATTTCAAACGGTTTAGCAATCTTAGTGAGTTTCATTTTTCTCTGGCTCTTTACCATTAATCAGCATATTCATCGGGGTTAAATAAATATCGCCGCCCTCCCTTGGGTCTAAATCTTCCAGTGCCCGAATTTCATTGGGCGATAGTGAGCCGGTTTGTTGCAGCTTGGTGTAAAACTCAGCACGGGATTTCATATCCCCTCGCAACAGGCTATTCACATTAAACTTGGCAAAGTGGCTGGCACGTTTGACTTCAGGAATTAAACTCACCTGAATACGTTGCTCAATCCGGGTTAAATACGGCACCAGAGCATTCACCACAAATTCTTGGGCTTGATGTTCAATATTGGAAAACGTGGCTTTTTCTAAATCACCCACCATATGGGGTGGCACGCGAAATAATCCACAAATTTCCGAGCGTTGGTATTTGCGGGTTTCTAAAAACTGGGCATCATCGGACGTCATGCCCACGCTCACCCATTTTAAGCCAGCCTCTAAAATCGCGACTTTATGGGCATTATCTAAGCCTTGATATTGATCGTCCCAGCTTTGTTTAACCCGCTTAACCACATCATCCGTTAACTGCTGATCCGTGCTTAAAATGCCCCCAGGACGCGCCCCATTACTGAATAATTTCGAACCGTGTTTTTCTGTGGCTAAACCCAACCCAATAGCATTGCGGGCATAGCTAATGGGTGACACGCCTTTGATGCCATTAATGGAAAACCCCTTTACGTGGAAGACTTCATCGGCGGTAAGAATGTCGCGGCTACCATTAGCGAAGGTGACATCATAAACCAGGGTGTAATTGTCCAGTAATTTGGGTTCTACGTTATCTGGGTTTAAGGGTAGTAGTTCCCGTAGCTCACCCTTTACCGTATTTTTATAGGCGTAAAAATTACCTCGCAAACATAAATGAGTAATGCACAACTCCCATAACTCTTGGGACGTCATATAACTGTTCGGCGACAGTTTAAGTAGGCTATAAAGACGACTCCCAGTGGCTTTTACCCGTTTTTCACCTTGCTGCACAAAGTAATTCAGCGGTAACTGGCCAACCGATTCAGCCAATACCCGAATACAGGAAAACACCGTGCAGCAACGCATAGCACTCTCAGGCGTAACCGTGATATTGGTATCGGTTTCATAACCCATGCCTAACGCTTGCAGCAAAGCATGCGAATCAAATGGGACCGCCTGACTTTTGGTAAACAGTTTTTTAAAAAAACTCATAGAAAACGAATGCCGTGGTTTTCGTAAACTTTATTTAATGAGGGGTTGTCATCGTCGAGCATGGAGCGGCCAATACCCATAATCAATGCGACGGCACCATCAATTTTATTATGGGGTTTTTCTTTGCGCGGAAAGATATTTTCGTTAGCGTCTTCTTTCACGGTGACGTTAGACATCATCCAAGTTAAGATCGGGTTGCCATCATGGTGTAAACGCTGCGCTTTTATCGCTGCCTCTAACTCTTTCATCGCCGGAGAAAAGTTAGAGGTGGTTTGGGGAAATTTAACCGGATTTAAATGGTATTGATCCAGTTCTTGTGCCAGTTGTACCGCGCCCCAAGGATCATGGGGAATTTCCCTGACTTGATGCTGCTCGGATAGTTCTAGAATATCTTGTCTGACTTGGCTGTAATCAATTTCAGCCCCATCGGTTTTAATTAAAAAGCCATCATTTAACCACTGTTGATAAGCCGAATGGTTTTTATTGTTCTCATCAAAAATGGTGTCTTCTGGTAAATAATGCCGAGAAAACGCGTAATAATGCAGTTTTTTATCAATTTCACGGGTAAAGACTTGCACAAATGAGCAAATATCAATATGTGATGATAAATCAATGGAAAAAACCACCTCATCACCTGCAAAGTCATTCATAGACAGGGTGGGATCACAACAGCGGTTCCAATCTTCTAAATTAATCCAAGCTTCACGGGCATTCACCCACACATTTAAATGTTTTGTTTTAAAGGTATTTTGGCGACTGGCATTAGCGATAGCATTGGCTTGCTCGGCTAATAAAAAGTCCTCCAATACTGACACATTGTAATTAGGGTTCGCTTTAATTAAGGCTTCAGGCAGGGTCCAGTCGTCGTCTTCGTCAATGGTATAAATGAGTCCCCATAACTCATTATTCGTCACGGAACCATTGAGCACATTAATCATTTCTTGCCGTTTGTCATAGCAAGGTCCAGCAATGTTAAAACCTGCTGTGGTAATCACAAATAATAACGGTTGCTCTCGTGCCCCCATACCCGAGCGCATGGTGTCGTATAAATCACTGGTTTGATGCTCGTGATACTCATCAATTAAGGCGCAACTGGGTGAAGCACCATCACCTGGATTACCAATCAACGGTTCAAAGCGGGCATGATCTAATACGATATGCATATTTTTGGCGTTGATTTGAATGCCCGCATGTTCCTGCAGCTTTGGCCTTTTCTCGACCATGATTTTGGCCGGTCGAAACACCTCCCAGGCTTGTTTTTCAGTGGTGGCACCTGAATACACTTCCGCACCAAACTCACCATCCATGGCAAAGCAATATAAGCCAACGCCTGCCGCCAAAATGGACTTGCCGTTTTTACGGGGGACTTCGTAATACACCTCACGATAACGGCGGGTGTGGTCTTTTTTCTTGCACCAACCAAACGGCACACCAAACGCAAAGCACTGCCAAGGCTCTAACTGGATGCGCTCGCGCTTAGAGGCCCATTTGCCTTTGGTATGCGGCAATAGCTGTACAAACTTGCAAATACGATTCGCTTTATTTTGGTCAAAATAATAAGGAAAGTCAGGGTCGTTGACTTTCAACAAATCATTTAAATGCCGCTGGCAAGCTTGTTTTATATACTGGCAAGCAGGGATATCACCTGCCACGACAGCTTTGGCATAGCGATGGGCTAGGTTATAACTCATAAGCTTTCAAACTCGTTTTCTTCTTGTTCGCTTAAGTTGGGGGTAGATAATCGAGTACGGCTAGCAGGGTCTAACCCTAGCTTGGCCCCGTAGCTATCCACTTGCTTAATGGCTTCATTCGCCACGGTACATGCCGGGTTCTTCTTAAAGTTACCGTTGATATCCGTGACCATAATGCCGTGTTGTTCTATCGCGGCTTCAGCCGTCCGCCAGCGGGCATAAGCCACACAAAAGATTTCCAGATTATGAAAATCGACTTCCGTTAACACACCACTCTTGATTAACTTGGGGGCTAGATAGCCCCACAACTCTGTAGCAGTAGCATCCAACCAGGCGGGTGGGTCAACATTGGCCAGCGCACCATAACTCGGCTCATTTTGATTTAAAGCCCGTTTGCCGGGATTCCCTGCGAGTAACTTCTGCTGGGTGGGCTTTGGTTTTCGACCTCTAGCCATCGCATGTTGTAATTTTTAATTTCGCGGGAATAAAAAAAATCTTGAAACGCTCGATACCTAGCTACAAGCCCAAGAGATTAACCCCGCCCCTCCCCTTGTAGGAATTTAATAGCGGGACATTAATCATCATTAGCGTTGCTTAGAAAGGCTCTCAGATAGTCTTAGCGACGATAATTTTTTTCTTGATCGGTTTTTTTCTGGTGACAAGCACGACAGATGGCTTGTAAGTTTTCAAGCACATCATTACCGCCTTGGCTCTTGGGTTTAATGTGGTCAACACTATTCGCAGGTGTGTATTTATTCATTAATAAACACACTTGGCATAGATAAGTATCACGCGCTAATACTAGCTTACGTAGTCTTTTCCATGACTTACCATAGCCACGCTGGTGACGATTACCTTTGTTCTTTTGCCACTGTGTCCAGCCTGATGCCTGTTGTTTATGTTGCTCACAATAGCCGTGTCGTTCTCGGGTTAAACCACTGCAACCCAATGCACGGCATGGACGAGGTGTGCGCTTAGGCATGATGTTCTTTAGTGTTGCTATCTACATTGGTAGTAGCCAGTGAGTAATTAAATAGTGAAGAAACTAAAACGACTAATAAGATGAATCGCATAATAAATACCTAAAAAAAAGCCCACCGAAGTGGGCAAGCTTCCTTTTGAATTTACTGGCTAAATTAATGTACTAATAATACTTGATTCAGCTGTTTTGCTAGAAATGTTAGTCCTTTTGGGGTAACCCTAACTTGCTCAACTATCTTTTCTGTTCCATCGGAGCGGTATACTTCAGTCACTTTATGCTCTAACAGGCCACGTTGAATTTTATCCTGATACGCTATCCAGTTGGTATTACCGGTCCGGCGATATATCCATTTATTTTCAGATAACCAACTAAATAAATCTTTTGGCCTCACTTGTAAGTCTTTAGCTGCATTAGTAATGCACAGCGCACCATCGGATTCAGCAATGCGATGATAGGCCTCTGCTTGCGGCTTTATTACTTCAATTTGCAGGCTTTGTTCTTGTATTTTTTCCATTGATTGAACCAAGATACCTGCAATTTGTTGTGGATTAGACCAATCAATTTGAGTTAGTCCATAGCTGCCTGTTTTGCGAATACTGGGCAACACTTCATTTGTCACCCACTTCTTGAAAGCTTTTGCTTCAGGGCGACGGCTTTTAAGGATGGCTGAGTAAAGGCCAGATTCATTAATTATGTTTAGTTCTTGGCCACTTCCTAAGGGGTGCAGATTATGCACCTCTTTTTCATCTGCATCCAAACTGCGAGTCATAGCAGTCGTTTTTGAATATCCCAGTATTTCAGCAATGTCTTTGGCTACAAACCAAGGCTCGCCATTTTTATCAATAACACGAATTGATGAGTGATTAAATTCGAAAGGAATAATATTCATAAATTACCTATCTTCTTTATTGTTTAAAAAAAACCACAGGGCGTGGGCAAAGTTGGGGGTTGTAGGAAGCCTTACTCTTTATCTATATCAGCACCACCTCCATTTATCTGCTGATAAAACAAAACTGTCTCTCTTTTATCCTGCTTGTGCTTATATACCCAGTTAACCACAACGGTAATAGTAGTAAGAACAATACCAATAATGACACCCCAGTCTTTGATTGCCATGCCTGCAATAACAGTCCCAGCACTGGCGACATAAGGCGCATTGGAGATGATTTTTTCAGTTACCATTTGATGAGTTCAACCTTCTATACGGGGGCTACTAACCACTGGCCCCTATACAATGCTGCTCGATACCTTGGCTAAGGATTTGTGGTGGAATAACAGACAAAGAAGCTTGTCTACATAACAGAAAAATGAACAATCAAATATTTAGTGACAACATTTAAAATATTTTAATTATTCAAGAATAGTTTTGAACTTGTTGCATATTTTTTTCAACTACCCCTTTCTTTCAAGTCTAAAAAGCAATTTAATCAGTCCCATTAGACAATTATACGTAAAAAAATTCTAAATCTTCACATAATTATTGAGTAAGGGGACAATAGTGAAAACTAGCTGGCTGACTGTAATAAAAGGTGTATTGCTTAATTTATTTTTTATTGGAGCTACGCATGCAGCTACGATTGATGTACTCGTTGTTCATCCTTACAACACTGGTCAAGATGTAAAAGCACTCGCATCTTCTATGGTAACGTGGACAAACCAAGCATTCTATAATAGTGGTGTAAATATTCAGTTAAACTTAGTTCATGTTCAAGCTATTAATGGGTATGGCTCTGTTAGTAGTTATGCATTAAATAAAGTTTCTAGAGATAGGCAAATTGCTCGGTTAAGAGAGCAGTATGGAGCTGACCTGGTGAGTTATCTAGCTCCAAGATCAGGCGGCTTATGTGGTGTTGGTTGGGTTCCTGGTGGTGATTACCAAACCGGTAAGTTTTACCGGGGTGCGAAAGGGTATGGATTTAGTGTTGTTGCTACTAATTGCACTTATAGCACCTTTGCTCATGAATTAGGGCATAATATGGGGCTTGGCCATTCTGCAGGACAAGGAAGTAATGGAGGCATTTGGTATTGGGCTCGTGGACATGCTGAATATAATAAGTTTGCAACTGTGATGGCTTATCCATGGTTTTATCGGGCAAAAGGTTTACAATATTTTTCTAATCCTGGTTTACGCGGCCACTGTATGAGAATGTCTTGTGGAGTTGCTAACTATGCTGATAGTGCACGAAACCTGAATGCAATAGGTGCTCAGATAGCTAATTATCTACCAACAAGGGTTCCAACTCGACCACCCACGAACAAACCTAAACCACCTACGAACAAGCCAAAACCACCCACCACACCAACTAACTGTTTAAAAACTAAGTCTTATCCTCATAACGCACACGAGTTACTTAGCTGTGTACCAAAGACTAATTTGGCTAGTTCAGGAAATAACCCTCGCTATTACTATATTCATTTTCCAGCAGGGGCTAAACATTTAGATTTATCATTAACTGGCGGTAGAGGTAATGCTGATTTATATATTCGACTGCCTGGTTGGCCATCACGCACAAATTATGGCTATCGCTCAGTGTCGAATGGAAATAATGAGAGAATTCGTTTAAACAATTTACCACAAAATAGGTATTACCACATTATGGTTGATGCTGTAACACCGTTTAGCGGCGTAACGTTACAAGCCAAAATTACCAAATAAAGCGTGTCCCTTCAGTAAGCGTGAGTAAGTATAAATGTTTTCACCTACTCATGTTTACCGAGGGGATGCGGTTATTTACCAAGTCGTTTCGTTAAATACTGAACTAACACACTACGTAGTATTCTTCTAAATCCAAAAGTATCAATAAAAACAAGGGCTAAGGCGTATAAGTACCATTCAGGCACACTAGCTTTTAAGGCATCAAAGCCATTCTGAATATAAATACTCATGCCAGGCAAAAAACAAATGACTAATGGCAAAACAGTAATAATCAACAAAAAGTCATCTTTCCAGCCTCGTGATTGAATGCTTAACGAATCAAGCTCTGAAGCACTGATATTACCTTTCTGAATTTCGTCTAATTGCTTTTGGTGGACGGCTTGCTTGAGCTCGGCTTTATGTTGTTTATTGGTTAAATACGATTGAAATAAACTACTGACGGCTGTGACGATAGTGGCTATCATTTTGTTTTGGTTTGCGCTTTCTGTTTAAGTAGTCTTGGGAATACTTGCTACGTTGATGATTACAATAAATTAATAAACCAAGGGCGGGTAATGCAGTACCAATAAAGGTGGCTGCAAGAATAATGAAAAAGTTAATCGTAAATTCCATTCTGGCTATATTTCCTAATATCCTTAACCGAAACCCACCACTCAGGCACATCAAAGTTAGGGCAGGTTTTTCCCGAGTCTAAATCACAATGCCCAACCACTTCAGCATCAGGGTATTTCAATAGCCAGTCATCAATTACTTTTCCTAAGCTAATTAACTGACCGGAAGTAATGCAATCACGGCCAATTAAGCAAACACCCAAGCTACAATGATTATGGCCTTTAACATGTGCGCCAGGCCAGAACTCAGGGCGTCCATTTTCAACTGTGCCATCACGCTTAATGACTTTGTGATAACCGATGCCATCCCACCCCCGTTCTTTATGCCAACAATGGATATCCTCAGCTGATATATCTCTATCGTCCGGTGTATCAGAACAATGCACAACGAGTTTAGTGATTTCCATAGTTAAAAAGAATTAACTTGCTCTAAAGCGGATTTAGGGAATACAGTTTTATGTGGGGTAGCACCATCAAACCAACGACATTCGACAGTTGAAGTGTTTGCATTAATAACGGTCATCACCGGCCCGCCTGATTTTAATCTAACAAGCGAGCCAGCATATAAGCTAGTAGTATCCATAGTGATATCTAGTAGGGAAGTGGTTTTCTGCAGGTATAAAAAAAGCCCCATCGAATGATGAGGCTTTTCCCGAAACTTTCTATAATTGAATGTACTTTAGTTTAGGCACAAAAATACATTCTGGATTTAATATATAACTATGCTTCTACCATGTCAATAAAGATAAGCAAAAAACTATGCTACTTGTGAGTTTATTTTTTCACTTTCTATACTAACTTTTCCATTTTCGTAACTAAAGTCAAATCGCCAACCAAGTTTAAAGAGAAGGAACATTAGTTTTTCGACGGTGTAAACAGATATTTTTCCGTTAATAATATCACTTACTCGTGGTTGAGTAATTCCTAAAACTTCTGCAGCATCAGTCTGTGTCAATCCTTGTTCAATGATTAATTTACGTAAAACGACAAGTAACTGTGCCCTCATGAGCTTGTCAACTGCTTCTTCTTCAGTCTTAGAAGAGGAGAGGTAAGGGTTTCGAACTGTTACAAATTCCATGTGATGATCCTCATCTCTATCACTAGCATCCAGCTAGCTAAACAATCAAACTACAAACTAGTAGTAAATCTACTTACTGTTAAGCATACATAATATGCAGAATTATGCATAGCCTTGTTTTATATTAGTATGGCTAGGTTTAATAGCTATTCACTATAGAGACTTACGATACTGATCAAGATTTTTGTAACGTTCTGAGGCAGTGTTGTACTCTTTTTGACTCACCCCCTCAGTTTTCTTTTTGAAGAAATGTAAAACATAAATCGCTTCTTCATGTTCTGCGACATAAATAATTCTGTATGAATTCTGACTCTTTATTGTAAACTGTCTTGCATGCTTACCAATTGTTTCCTTCATATTCTTATGTACTACAGGAGGGTATTTGCTATCTTCTTCTGGATCATTATAAGTATGGTGCTCAAAAGAAGAAGGCTGTCCTTCTTGTAGTGCAACGAGTTCAAAGTTTATTCTTTCTCTTATACCTTCAGGGCATTCATCAATTTCTTTTTGAGTTTTTCCGAAGTAACTGATTGGCTTACTCATCACCAATTCCCTTTGGTTATGAAATTACAATATTGTTCTTAGCTCCTCAATTTAGGTAAGTGAAGTTGATGTATTTTTCCTTGTAAAGAACTTAGCTAAATATGGTTAATAAGATGAAAAATTACACTAGCATGCCATGCATGAATTTGTTTAAGGCAGTGGCTGTATCTCTCATACCATCTTTCATTCCATGCTTGATGATTGATGTTACAGAACTTTGCTTGTTTAAGTTTAGATAACGCTTTTTTACCGTTAGTACAATTACATTTTCGAGTCATTTTTGAGCGCTGGTATATTCCAGTACCATTACATGACTTACAAATGTTTTCATCAACGATTTCATTAATCATTAGCCTGGCGAATTGCTTAAAGAACATTAGGGAACGCTTTTTTTCATTTGGCCATGGTTCGCGCCATTTCTCTTTCACCCCCACACCTATCACATACTTTTGAACCAGGGTATCCAACTCATGTAATACTGTTTTATCACCTGCATACTTTAACAATCCTAATAAGTACGCTTCTCGTGGTAGGTTGCCCATGCCTAATGCACCAGCAACATCTTCAGCGGTTAATTCTGGAGTACCACCAGGCACACCTTCATAATTGATACTGCCATGGGCTAATAATGCCATTACGTTTGCATTTACCATGCTTCACTCCTTCAAGGGTTTATTCATTCTTACTAATATGGTCTTAGCCTCTCTAGCAAGATAAGTAGCGGCAAATTGGAGGCTTTATTATTGTTGTTGGTGCTCTTTATATATGCTTGTTAATTTGGTGTTAGCCGCTCTAATTCAGGTATTAGCGGCTGATTTAGGCTTAATGCGTCGTACTTAGTTTGTTGTGTGTCTCACCCCCTAATTCGGTCTCAGGCTCTCTAGCACGCCTACTAGGAACTAGCAGACAACAGCTTTTGTATGAGTTCTACCGCTCGGCCACTGTGGATTAGCTCGCTGTTACAGCGGTAGATGTTCCAGCCGAGGCTCATTGCTTCGTGGTATTTCTCCATGTCGTTAGCAAAGCCTTTACCCCTTGTGTGTCTCCCGTTTACCCATCCACCGCCTTCTACCTCTACGGCTAACTTTTTATCTGGCCAGGCAAAGTCAAAGCGCCACTTTCTTGTGGGATGGAACTTGTATTCGCTTACTGGCATAGGGAGCTTGTAAGCTTTTAAGTAAAATTCTAAGGTTAACTCCAATTGACTCATATCAAACTCCAAGTTGTTTTCTGACTTGCCGTTCATTTATTGCTAGCCAAGTAGACTTCACATGTTGTATTGTTTTACTCGATTTGTATAAGACACTTAAAACCACTCGTTATGGTGCATTGCTTCAGTCTTCCCTCTGTTCGTCTGAACTTCACACTGAGGCAATGCTTTTTTTTTAACATCGCTCTATCGAATGACCACATAACTGGCTTAGTTTTAAATACACCTCATACATAGCTTGAGCTTCATTATCTGGTCCACTGCGGGTATGCCATTCAACTACTCCATCTAGGCTGTATGTGTTGCCTTGTCCGTCTTCCCATACCCATTGACCGGGCTTTACGTTTATTGCAGTTTTACTGACTGCAGGTTTGGCTAACTGCTTGAACATTGATTTTGGAAACTGCTGTTTTATGAGTGGCAAGTTGATGCTTGTCATTTTGTTTCCCTTATCCAAGTTTTTAATCCTTCTGGTAGAGGACAGTGGTTTTTAGCAAGTAGGTGTAAGCATTCGATATACAACTGGTGTTGGGTGCCGTAGCGTTTTTCAAATCGGGCTTTGTATGGGTGGACTGCCCAGCCTTTTAATAGCTGGTGACCAGTGCCGTCTTGGTGGTGGCCAGCACATAGGGGTAATACATACCAATGAGCATGGCTTTTTGTTCTGCCATCTATGTGGTGGATTGATACCCAGTTGTTGTGGCAACCTGCTTTTCTACAGGCAATACAGCCGACGTGTTCTGCCAGGGCGTCATGAAACTGCTTTTGTTCTTTGGTTACGCTACGGCCTAGCATTTAAAATACCTGGGTGTATTCACGTAATCCCGCTTGTGATGTGTTTTGCTCATAATTAACTAGCTGACACGCCTGCTTCTTTTTCTGCTCTAGCTCCCTGATTTCTTTTTTTAATTTATTTACCCTCGATTCATAATCAAGAACGTCTTTAGAAGTAAAGTCCTGCAGGTCACCGATTCTTAGTTTTACTCGCCTAAGCATTGAGGCCATCATTGCCAACTCGGATTGAGCATTAATTTGAAATACAAACTCTTGGCCACCATCACGTTTTTTAGGGTGAAAGCCGTGAACAACTTTAATTTGCTTTTTTCCCTGTACTTCCAGCAAGCCCCAGCCAGGCGGCAGGTCATCCACAGTTAATAGCTTGGGTGGTGTCATGAAATACCGGAATCTACCAACACCAAATTCAGGATTTAATCTGAAAAATTTCTTTTTATCTGCATGAAAATTACTACGACTTACTTTGACTTCAATGAGGTAAGATTCGCTACCTGATTGCTTCCAGCCAATGGCATCAGGTTCTTCAGAGGTAAATGCTCTTGCTCTTAATTCAGAGAAAGCAAAGGAGCAGCCCACTGTATTGAGTAACCAGCGTTTGGCTATCTGGCATAGTTCGGTATGTGCGTTTTTATTCATAATTTACCTTTGCGGTAATTGATATACGTCGTTAGCGGTGAACTTCTTTAATGGGCTGTAGTCATACTGATTACACGGTAGCCCCCGTGTGCATTGCTTCGTTTTACCTACTACTCCCTAAACCAGCGTTGGCGAAGCAGTGCTTTTTTTATTTGGCAATTCCCAGTCTTAGTGCTGCTTCTTTAACTATTAATATGTCGTCACCGTAATCCCACGGGTGCTCACCAATGTAAGAACCATTAGGGTCAAAATAATCTGATCTAATTTGGACTCCTCTGGTTATATGATTTCTGAAGAATTCAACGAGGCGCTTTAATGTTCCCCCGTGGGTAAAACCTTTCCAGTCATATTGATAGTGGGTATAAATACGTTTCCTAGTGTATGAATCGGTAAACCACACTTTTCCACGGCTGTCGATTTCCATTGTTGAAATAAAAGGGTTTTCAACTTTATTCAGTTTATCTCCATTTTCTGAAAAAAAGCACCGGCCACAGGTGGCAATAACTTTAATTAGTTCATTTACTGCCTCAAGGCGCTGGTGTTTAGCTTTGTTAGTCATTTTATCCCTAAAAAAAATTGTAAAAGTGTTGATGTATATCTATTCTTATAGATGTACGACCTTTGATCATATTGCTTCGCCGCTTTACTCCCGACCAACAATCGATTGGCGAAGCAATTTTTTTTCATCTGCCTAACATTCCCTTTATCGCTGCCACTGCATCTGTATTATTGTTTAAATGACTTAAGCCTGCTTGTTGAATGGATTGTTGTTGCTGTTGATCGTGGTAAGCCTTGTTTCGTTCAGCAATGGTTTGTTGTACTTGGCCGGGTAACGCTTTGGGTATATCACTGATGGGCTCGCCCTTGAGTATTTTCTTGGTGATAATGTCGTAGTTTCTCGTGAAGACAGGCAGTATGTGTTTTTCTGCCATTGACTTTAATTCAAAGAAACCCGTTTGTTTTGCTGCTTCGTATACAGCTTGGTGTGACCATTTAGCTTTGCCAGGGTTAAGCTCATGAGCGTGTTTGCATGCTTCAAGGTAAGCCGTTTCTGGCTCAGGTAATCCCAAATCTTCAGGTTGAGGTGTACACCACCTGATGAACGTGCCAGGAGCAGGAAAATATTTATCATCAATTGACCGAGCTTTATCAAATCCATGGCGTAACTGCTCAAAACTCAAAATGCCATTTTTGATAAATGCTTTGGTCCATTCTTTTTTAGCAACGGCCTCTGCTCGATCATCAGGCAATGACAACCGCCAAGCGGGTCTGATGGATTTCATTCGCTCAAAAACCTGATTAATGATTTTCTCAGTTTGGTCTCGGTTGATTGTTTGTTGCTGGTTGTGGTGTATATCCTGTTGCACAGGGTTAAAATTGATTTTTGAAACGATTTGGTTAACTTGTTCCATGACTAAAAGTCTCCTAAGTCGTTGATCCAGCCTTCTCCTGACTGCATGTTTTCGCACTGCTTCTGGATTTGTTTTACTTGCTGCTCGGTTTTTTGATCCAAAGCTTGATCAAGCTGTTGTTGCCTTTGATGGCGTGGCCATTGATCTACCAAATGTTGAATAAAACGGGCTGTCCAAGCTGGATGCAGATCACCACGACCAATCCAGTAGAGCTTAAATTCATCAAGTTTTAAATTGGCAAAGTCAGGATTAATGCCTGCTCGAATTAAACTGGCTTTTACTCGTTTCCAGTCAGGACTCCAATCCTCCATCATGGGATCACCCTGGGGTTTTTTTCGGGTTTCGTATTTTTTTTGAAAAATATCTGGCTCTGAATTTTTGACCTCGCGCGCAGTTGTTGTAGTTGTAGATGATGGTTCTAATGATGGTTTGGGGGTCACAGGTGAACCCCTCCCGGTTCACTGCTGAACCCCCTATATTTTCAGGTGGTTCATTTTGAACTCCCTCAATATTCAAGGGTGGTTCAATTTGATCCCCCTTATTTTCTTCTGTTTCAGGGGGATTATCTAAATTAATTTGGCAGCCCACATGTAAATAAAAATAATTGGATGTGCTTGCACCACTAGCAGCGGCTCGTTCAAACTTTGTTAATACACCTAATTTTGCTAAAGACTTGATGTGTCGTTTGACTGTTGAACGTGATAATGATGTTTTTTCGGCAATTGTATCCATTGCCGGCCAGCAGTAACCCTGATCATTCGCATTATCTGCCAACGCTAATAAAACTATTTTTTTATTGGGTTCAAGGTTTGAGAGGGTAAACGCCCAAGCAATCGCCTGTACACTCATAAACACCCCTCCTGAAATACTGCATTGATGTTGATTTTTTCGGCAGTTTTCTGCATAATATCTACATCCTTTGTTGTTAAAAAAACTGCTTCTCTTGGTTGGGTAAAGCAGTTTTTTTATACCTGAAATTTATCCCCGCTAATCTAAAACTGAAAAATCAGCGCGCAAAAATACCCTGTCAGCAAAACTAATTAATTGCTAAATCAGGTAGTAAACATGTTGTATTGGTAAGTGACTGTTAAGTTACGTGGCTAGTGAGATATCCATTTATGCTCTCCTTGTTGTATTACTGTACTTGTGTACAGCAGTACAAAGCTTAATGACAAGACTGCGTGGTTTAGGTATATTTTCTCAATACAACAAAGCGTTAGGGGTGAAGGTTGAGAGCCTTTACTCCTTTAGCTCTCACTCCAGGCTGCATGCCACTTGGCATCCCCCCCTAGCACTTTGTTGATTCGGGTTTATTTAGTTGGCCGGGACGCCTTTTGGGGTTCCGGTCTTTTGTTGTTTGAAACACCACATGCATATATATGTTTAATCAACTAATGTTGCATGTCAAGAACTAACGTTAAGTTACATAACTATTACTGATGAAAAATTTTTGGCAAAAGGTTCGAGCTGCTAGAGTTGCGGCAGGACTTACTCAAGCTCAACTTGCTGAAAAGCTAGGAATATCACGTACTTCCGTAATCATGTGGGAGCAGCAAGAGGAAAGTAAACGATCTGTTCCAAGAAAACCGACAATTCAAATGGTCTCTCAAATTACTGGAGTACCAGCAGACTGGTTTCTTGATGATGACGCAGAGTTTAATCCTGCTTGGCTAAAGTCTAATGCTGAGTACAGTGATGAAGACCTGGAAAGGATTGCTAAGTATGAAAGAAAAGAAGAGTTGCTAGAAGCTAAGGAATCTTTAATGGATCTTTATGATATGGCAACAGAAGGTAAAATGAGTAAGGAATCAGCTCAGCTAATTACTTTACTATCAAAGATATTGAAAAAAGTTGAGTAACGCATAGCTTTAAATTATGCATGCTGTTTCTACGATAGCTACAGAACTAGTCTGTTCTCTAGTCTCCTAATTCCCCTGATAGTGAAGTTGGGCTCACAACCCAGCCGATTTCAATAACCCTCTATTCCAATATTTCTTAATGCTCTAGGTTAAGCTACATAACCTTTTTAATTGTTTTGCTTGACATAATGTTCAGCTTAGGACAATCTTGAAGTGTAGCGATCAGAAATTTACAGGCACTACCAATGGACGGTAATACAATCACAGATGGAACCTGGGAAGCTCACTTAGACAATCCGTATCTAGCACCGCGCGAGACGTTGTACTGTTTAGGACTACTATCCGGGAAGACAGATAAATCAATAGCTCGCGATCATGAGATTGAACCTCGCTCAGTGAGCAGCAGAATAAAAAATGTACATTACAAGCTTAATACTGCTAATCGAGCGCATTTAGTAGCCGAGTTAATACGGCTGAAGATCGTCACCCTTAATATTTCACCAGTCGTGATGATGTTAATGGCTGCATTTCTCGTGAATAGCGTTTCTATGGTGGTAAATGATAACCCTGATAAACCCAGGCAAGTCCGCATAGTACAACGGACTGGAAGACGGCCAGAGTATTTGCCGTTAGATAACTCAAAAGGAGACGAGCTATGTATGAAAACGCAAATGTATACCAGCTAAATGCTAATGCTGATTATGTTGTTGAGCGGTTATTAGGTGGGGTTAGAGATGCTGAGTTTACCCCTTGCGGCAAGTACCAAGAGTTAAGCTACGGTTTTGTACCGGTTAAAAAAGGTAGTTATCTGGAGATACGAAAAAAATTAGCGGTATTCAAAGTTAAATTAGAGAAAAAAATATTATCACCTACTGTTTTAAGACAGCGTGTCATTGAAGCTGTTGAAGACCATAAAGACCTTACGGGGGAGCGACTAACAAAACAGCAAATCGAATGTTTACGGAAAGAAATTAGAACCGGGTTGCTTCCTAGAGCGGCCAAAATAACAACAGTGGTTGAGGTTTATATTGATACTGAACAAGGTTTCTTAGTTGTTAACAACCAAGATATCGATGTAAATAGGTTATTTCTACAATTATTTATTCAAATGGTTGGTAGAGGGAAAACATCCATGACGCAAGCAAATACGGTAGCCGCATGACTATGGCTACTCGATTACCTCAAAACGAAATAATTAATAATCAACAGCTAAGGAGGAGAAAAACAGAAGCCGACTTACTATGGGATAAAATAACCGAAAAATATCAAGCTGATTTGGCCACTCATAACCGTCTGCGTTGTCGTATGCGATATGTGCTTGATAAAACCCGGCATAAGTTATTTGTAGAGCCAGCAACTTTTTAAATTATTTAAGCAATAGTTTTTAAACGCTCAATTTTGAGCCGCGGTACCTTATTGTCTAGAGAAAAGAGACCTTAGTAGCTAACTCTGTCCATTATGGAGAAATTGACATGGAAATCAACCAAATGGAGCTAACTAAACAAAATCTAAAGTTATACGAGAAAGCAAAGCAATATATTGAGTATTACACCCTAGCCAAACGTAAAATGCCGACGCAGTTGCATATTACTAAAGAACAGTTGGAAGCCTTTAAAACGAACTTAATTAAATATAATTGCAAGCCACCGTATACTATTAATGGTGTGCGGCTTATACCCTTAAACTAAGGAAGACGCCGATAACAACCATGATCAATAACGAACTAGACCTACAGCCATGGAAACCACGAACCAGAGTATTTAAGTATCGTCGTATTGGTGCTGATCAGAAGGAAGTAAGAGTCACTGAGTTTATTCTTGATCAGTCGGCAGGTATTGCTAATCAGGCAATCATTAAAATGCTGAAATCAGCTAAAGCAAATAAATATTTTTTTAATTTTAAAAAGCTTAGTTTGGACAACCAACAGCTAATCAAGAAAATTTACCAATACATTGATTTTTTTGAGAAGCATAAAGGATATAAGCCTTACCTGGTTAGGCTTACCCATGAACAAATTAGAAGTATTGAAAATGACTGCAAAAGAGCAGGAATGACACCCCCTCAAGATTTTCAAGGTGTTTTCTATGTGCACTATTTAGGAGCTATTTAATTATGTTGACTGTGACGCGTCGAGTTGGTGAGTCTTTGAAAATAGGGGAATACCGGTTAATGTTGCGTACGAGAAGTGTGGGTGGTGTAACGCTGACTACTTTGCATCAGGGACAAATCAGTATTAGGGATATTGAGTTTGGTCAGCCATTGCAGCTTAATCAAGAGATTATTGTTTATCCTTACCCTAATAATAGGGAAGGTTTTTCAAAGTCTATTCATCAAGCAAAGATAAGTATAAGTGCTCCCAAGCACATTAAAATACAGCGTGATGAGTTAGAAGTTGGATATTGTAGAAATGAAAAAACTAACCAAAAATATTTAGGGGCTATGACTTAATTATAAGGATATTGATATGGAATACGACCCAAATTTTAAAGACGCTAATAATTATGAAAGCATTGCTAAAGCTTTAGGCATTGAATTATTTGGGCATTACTCAACTCCACAAGTCATTAAAAAGCTAAATATACCAAGACGCACGCTTGAAGCTTTAAAAAATAATGGCCAGATAGGTTATGTTCAAATCTCCGAGCATGGTAGGTACCGATTTTGGGGATGGCAACTTTGTGAATTTTTAGTGAGGCAAACAATATGCCCTGGAGAGAACCTAAGAAAAGATACCGAATTGGAAAATGGTTTCTTGCGCAGCGAGAAGGGTGGGATACATGGTACCGATGCGGGTATAACAAAAGAACACATCAGACAGAACGAGTATCACTCCGCACTAGCGATCTTCAAGAAGCGAAACGAAGACTAGCGGAATTTTTTATTCAAGAGCAAACGCCTGTAAAGGTGCCAAAAGAATCAATTACCTTAGCTAAGGCATTAACGCTGTATTACACAGAGCATGGGAGAAAAGTTGCTAGTCATAAGGCTGCTAAAACTCACTGTGAGAAAATATTAAGCTACTGGAAAGACTCTGTATTATCAGAAATGAGTATTAGGGAGCAAAGAAAATTTAAAGATTTTTTGGAAGGGCAGGGGTGTTCAATAGGTTACATTAAACGTATTTTTAATACTCTTCGTGCAGCAGTTAATTTTTGCTATAAAAATGAATACATAGAATATCCCGTTAATATGCTAACTATCTCCGTTCCACTACATAGTAATGTTGAAATGGGACGTCCTTTGGGTATTGAAGAAGTAGCCAAGTTATTCGATGTTATGGATGTAGATTACCTTATTAGGTACTGCATGTTATTGATTGGTACCCTTGGAAGACCTGCTGCAATTTTAGAACTTCATAGTTCACAACTTGATCATGGCTACAAGCTAATTCAGCTGAACCCACCAGGAAGACAGCAGACAACAAAGTTTCGGCCTACAGTAAAAATGCCAGAATTTATTCATGTAGCTACAAGACACATGAAACAATGTAATGTGGTTACAGGTAAAAAAGAGGAGCTTAAGAGCTTAAAGTCATCTTTTACTACAGCTGTTAAGTATTCTGGCTTAGAAGGGAAGGTCACAGGTTATTCGTTTAGGCATACAATGAGCCGCTGGTTGCGATCACAATCTGTGCCCCCTTGGGAAGTTGCTGCACAGCTTGGACATAGGATGGAACAGTACTCGACAACCGAAGTATATGCACCTTACGATCCGAATTATTTAACGGCTTGTGTCGTAGCTATAGATAGGTATTTTGAGAAATTGCGTGACACTAGCGTGACACTCGATAATTTCATGAAATTGTATGAGGGGATAAGTACTTGA